GATATATACTAAGGAAGGGTTTAAATATAAAATATACCCTATTGATATGAAAACTTCTCAACTTAAGGATGATGATGAAAGTTAAAAAAGATGTTCGTCAATTAAAAATGTCTAATGGCGACGAAATAATTTGTGAGGTTCTAGAAGAACATAAAGGACACTTTATTGTTAGAAATGCTTTAAAGCTTACGGAAAAATTAACTAAAGAAAATCATAAGTATTTTACTTTTAGTTCTTACATGACCTATCAGGATGGATTGCTTCAAGTCATTATGTTAATGACTCCTCATATGATGGCTTTCGGTGTTCCCACTAAAGAAATGATACTTCAATATGATGTAGCTCTAGAACAGATGGATAAATTATTAAACGATCCTGAAGAGGAACTTGTTTTAGATGAAAATGTAGAAGACTGGTTAAAAGAAATCGTTGGTGAGGTGAATAAGAAAACTATTATACATTAGTTTTTGTTCTATTCATCCCTCCGGAGCAGTAGATATATTATACACGATAGGACAAGTATTGTCAAGCACTTTTTAAAATAAATTTAGTTATTGACAAAAAACATAAAATAGTGTATAATACACACTATTAACAAATATAAATGGAACTAATATTATGGCAAGTGAAGCATCTAAAAGACCACATTATGTTAACAATAAACAATTCAGTCAAGCTGTAGTAGATTATGTTTTGCATGTGAAAGAAAGTGAAAAGGATGGTCTATCCAAACCAGTAGTTCCTGATTATATCGCTGAATGTTTTCTTAAAATATGTGAGGGACTATCACACAAAGCAAACTTTGTTCGATACACATATAGAGAAGAGATGGTTATGGATGCTGTAGAAAACTGTCTTAAAGCAATTAATAGGTTTGATCCAGAAGCTGCAACTCGTTCGGGGAATCTTAATGCGTTCGCATATTTCACACAGATTTCTTGGTATGCATTCTTACGTCGCATACAGAATGAGAAACGTCAACAAGATATAAAGATGAAGTATATTTCTGAAGCTGCAATAGAAGACTTTTTGGTGAATGGAGAAAACATAGATGGTCATATTCATAACCAACCATTTGTTGATGTCCTCCGACAGAGAATTGATATTGTGAAGGATGCTGATGGTCACTTCAAAGATTACGCTAAGGAAGAAAAGAAAAGAAAAAGAAGAGCCGTTAAAGTCGATTCCGATCTCTCAGATTATTTGTAATAAAACACTTGACATTTACTTATGAAGTATGGTATAATTACCGTATAAATTTATAGGACTATATTATGAAGATTGCTATTCTCAATGATACTCATTGTGGTACAAGAAATTCTTCCGACATCTTTATGGAATATCAGGAAAGGTTTTACACTGATATATTTTTTCCATATCTACTAGAAAATAACATAACTCAGATACTTCATTTGGGCGATTACTATGACAATAGGAAAACCATAAACTTCAAGTCTCTCCACAGGAATAGAAAGGTGTTCTTGGAAAAACTAAGAGATTATGGTATCACTATGGATATAATTCCTGGCAACCACGACTGTTACTATAAGAACACTAATGACCTAAATGCATTAAAGGAACTACAGGGTCATTACATGAATGAGGTTCATTTAATTGAAGAACCTCGCGTTATGGATTATGACGGATGTAAGATTGCCCTTATCCCTTGGATAAACCCTGAGAATGAAGAGGATACTCTAGAGTTTATCAGAACTTGTAAGGCAGATATTGTTGGAGCTCATTTAGAATTGACTGGGTTTGAAATGGACAGGGGTCTAGAGTGTAGGGATGGAATGTCCCCTACTCATTTCGATAGATTTGAGATGGTCATGACTGGACATTTCCACGCTAGATCTACTAGAGGTAATATTTACTACCTAGGGTCCCAGATGGAATTCTACTGGAATGATTGTAACGATAACAAGTATTTTCATATTTTTGATACTGACACTAGAGAACTTACACCTATTCGCAATCCTCTTACTATATACGAAAAGATTTATTATAATAGTGAAATTATAGATGTGTTCCAAGACTTGTCCGGAATTGATAATAAGTTTGTTAAACTGATTGTCGTTAATAAAGGAGATCCCTTAACTTTCGAGAGGTTTGTTGATCGTATTCAGATGCGACCTATACATGAACTAAAAATTGTAGAAAACTTCAAAGAGTTTGTTGGTGATGCTGTCAATGGTGATATAAAGATCGATGACACTACTGACTTGGTACACAAGTATATCGATATGGTTGATACTGATCTAGACAAGAATAGGATTAAGATGGAACTATCCGAACTTATGATTGAAGCTCAGAATTTGGAGATAGCGTAATATGGTCACGAAGAATGATATCACTGGAGATGTTATACGGTCAAAAACACCTAGTGAGAAGTATTCTGAAAACTTCGAGAATATTTTTAATAAGACTTCAACTAGAGATGGTAGTCATATAAACATATCTGTCTTTGATATAAACTACATGGAAAGACATAGGGTCAGCGTTATAACTCCATCTGATTTTGTTGGTCGTGATATGTTCAAAATATACGACGCTAAAGTTACCGCATACGGTCAGACTATGGAAGATGCGATCAGAGCCTTTCTTCACGAAAAAGAAAAGTTATAAAGTTCTTTACATTTTGTTCTGATTGTGGTATAATACCCTTCCTTAATATAATTTGTTATGAGTAATACATTTTATGATAATATTCAAGAAACTTAGATATAAAAATTTTTTATCTACCGGAAATAGTTTCACTGAAATAGATTTGCAAGATTCGTCCACTACTTTAGTTGTTGGTCAGAATGGCGCTGGGAAATCTACTATGTTGGATGCTTTATCCTTCGGTTTGTTTGGTAAGGCTCATAGGAAGATATCTAAACCTCAACTCGTCAATAGTATAAATGCCAAGTCTACTATGGTTGAGGTTGAGTTTAGTATTGGTTCTAAGAACTATAAAATAGTTCGTGGTATAAAACCAAACATTTTTGAGATCTATGTCAATGGAGTGATGATCGATCAGAGTTCCCATGCGAAAGAGTATCAACAGATACTAGAAAAAAATATTCTTAAACTTAATCATAAATCTTTTCATCAGATCGTTGTCCTAGGGTCTGGTTCTTTTGTTCCCTTTATGCAATTGAGTCAAACGCAAAGACGTGACGTTATCGAAGATCTTCTTGATATTAATGTATTTTCTAAAATGAACCAACTCCTAAAGGAGAAGATTGCATTATTGAAAAACTCTATAAGTGATAATAACCACAGATTGGATGTTGTTAACACTAAGATAAATTCTCAGAAAAAATACATTAGAGATCTTACAGCTATTACTGTTGCGAGTAGAAAACAGAAAGAGAAAGATATTAAAGATCTTCATAAGAAGATAAAACAATTTTCTAAACAGAATACTGATTTGTCATCTAAGATTGAAGAGTTACTTCCAGCGCACACGAATGAGATAAAAGGTCTGAATGAAAAGAAAACTAAACTAACTTCCTATAATACACAATTTAAAACTCAGGTTAGAGGTATAGTAAAGGAAGCTAAGTTTTTTGAGGATAACGAATCTTGTCCAACATGCGAACAAGTTATTGGTGATGATTTACGGAAAGAGAAGAAGGATAAAGCTCAGTTTCGTGCCAAACAACTAAATGAAGCAATGCATAAGGTTACTGAAGAACTGTCTGAAGTCAATTCCGATATAGAAAGAGTTAATGAGGAATTAGTTCTTATTCAGAAAGATCAAACAGAAATGTACAGTAACAATAAATCTATCAGTCAATTCCAGACTCAGATAGATAGAATACAGGCTGACATAGATAGTCTTGTTGATAGTGAAGGTGATATGGGTCAAGCGAATAAAGACTTGGATGAATTGCGAGATCAGTTACATTCCTTCCAAGATGAGAAGTATAAGTTAAATGAACAACACTCTTACAATCAGGTATCTTCTGAACTTTTGAAAGATACTGGAATTAAGACTAAAATTATTAAACAGTATATACCTGTTATAAATCAGTTAACGAATCAGTACTTACAGACTTTAGACTTCTTTGTTCATTTTGATTTAGACGAAAGTTTTCAAGAGACTATCCGATCTAGACATCGTGATTCATTCACCTACGATTCTTTTTCTGAAGGTGAGAAACAGAGAATAGATTTATCGTTATTGTTTACTTGGAGACAAGTGGCTAAGATGAAGAACTCTGTTGCAACAAATCTTTTGATTCTAGATGAGACTTTTGATTCTTCTCTAGACGAAGACGGTGTAGATAACTTAATGAAGATCATCTACTCCTTGGGAGACGACACAAATGTTTTTGTTATCTCTCATAAGGCTGAACTTGAGGATGCTCACTTTGAGAATAAACTTGTGTTTAGTAAGAAACAAAATTTCTCCACATTAAAAAAAGTTGCATAAAGTGCTTTACAAAAGTGTAGAAATAGTGTATAATGTATGTCATATTAACTAAGGAATTATATTATGGAATTATCAGATCGTACTCTATCAGTTCTCAAGAACTACTCTAACATTAACCCTAACATCGTTATCAGTGAGGGTAATACTATTAAAACTATGGCTGTAGCGAGAAATGTCGTATCTTCAGCTACTGTCGACGAGACCTTTCCCAAATCATTTGGTATTTATGATTTGAATGAGTTCTTAAATGTTCTTGGGTTGGTTGAACGCCCCAATATAAGTTTTAGTGAAGATTATGCAACCATCACAGATGGTTCAGGACTCTCTTCTATTCGTTACTTTTACTCTGATCCGGACATGTTAACAACCCCCACAAAGGACATTGTAATGCCTGAAGGTGAGGTTAAGTTCACTTTGAGTGTGGAAACTCTCGCCAAGATTAAACGTGCTTCTTCAGCTTTAGGTCATCAAGAGATTTCTATAACACCATCAAACGGATCTATCGCTTTAACTGTAGGAGATTCTAAAGATCCGACTTCAAACTCTTTCTCTATAAGTGTGGATGGTAGTTATGTTGAAGACATGGACTTCAGTTTTATTTTAAACGTTAACAACATCAAAGTTGTAAATGAATCTTTCGAAGTTTCTATCTCTAGCAAACTTATAAGTAACTTCCGAAGCACACATTCTAATATTGAATACTTTGTCGCTTTAGAAAAATCATCGGTATATGGGGAATAAATAGATGACCGATCAGAAAAAATTAAATGACCTAGCCAATAAAATTGCGAGATCTACTGTTGCTGTTATTGATACTATATCTGGTAGAGGTGGGTTTAAGGGTGAAGAACTTCTTACTATCGGACAACTAAGGGAACAGTCTATTCAAGTTATTAGTTTGGTTGAAGAAGTTTCGGAAGAAAAAACGGAAAAGTAACTAGAGTCCCATTCGTCTAGTTGGTTAGGACACTAGGTTTTCATCCTAGCAACATCGGTTCGAATCCGGTATGGGATGCCAAATTTGCGGAGGTCAGTTATTGGGTCGATGAGTACCACTCATTGAAGGTAGGGGAAGTTCCTACACTCCGCTCCAATATTGCGGATATAGCTCAGTTGGTAGAGCGCAACCTTGCCAAGGTCGAGGTCGTCGGTTCGAACCCGACTATCCGCTCCAATATGCGCCCGTAGCTCAGTTGGATAGAGCAACAGCCTTCTAAGCTGTGGGTCGCACGTTCGAATCGTGCCGGGCGTGCCACACCGAAACCCGAAAGAACTGTTTTCCAGTCCAGTTCTTTCATACACAACCTAGTTGATTGGAATACGAATCGGTTGCCCGTCGACTGATTAAGAGACTAATGTTTAGATCTGGTTGTCTAGATATAGGGCGGGCCGAACATGTACACAACTATTAAGATAGACTTGAAACTGATTGACAAACCTTACGTATTATGTTATAATATGTGTATTGACTTATATATTATGGAGTAACTATGAAAGAATTTCTATGGGTGGAGAAGTATCGCCCTTCAAAAGTATCGGAAACCATTCTCACAAAAGATCTTAAAAACACTTTCCAGTCTATTGTGGATGGTGGAGATATGCCCAATATGATGTTTAGTGGTACGGCTGGTACTGGTAAAACCACTATCGCTCGTGCCATGTGCGAAGAACTTGGACTTGACTATATCGTCATCAACGGTTCTGAAGAGGGTAATATTGATACCCTACGTGGTAAGATTAAACAGTTCGCCTCGTCCGTATCTCTCTCAGGGGGTTACAAAGTTGTAATCCTTGACGAGGCGGACTACCTTAATCCACAGTCTACTCAACCCGCCCTTAGAGGTTTCATAGAAGAGTTCTCTAAGAACTGTCGATTCATTCTCACTTGTAATTTTAAGAATCGTATAATCGAACCATTGCATTCTCGTTGTTCTAATTATGAGTTTACTTTTGGTAAGAATACAATGGTTCAATTGTGCGGTCAGTTTATGACTCGTCTTCAAACTATTCTTAATGAAGAGGATGTCGAGTATAATAAAGATGTTGTTGCTGGTCTCATTATGCGCCACGCCCCAGATTGGAGACGAGTCCTTAATGAAGCTCAAAGAGGTTCTATTAGTGGTACCTTACTAACTACTGTTATAGATAATGATAATAATAGTAATTATGCACAACTATTTTCTCATATCAAAAACAAGGACTTCAAAAAAATGCGCAAGTGGGTTGTCAATAATATGGACTTAGAACCCGCTTCGATATTTAGAGATGTCTACGACAATATGCAAGACTATGTAGTGTCCGAGAGTATTCCTCAATTAGTTCTTATACTTGCGGACTATCAATACAAAAATGCGTTCGTGGCAGATCACGAACTTAACTTAGTTGCCTGTCTTACCGAAGTCATGGCCAATGTGGAGATAAAATAAAATGGGTAATATGGAAGTTATGACTTATACTAAAAGAGAGCTCCTCAAGAGAGATAAATCTTTAAAAAGTTTGGAAAGACTTATTCAGTCTATTGAAAGATGGCATCTAGACAGAAATCTGATCGAGGGTTCCAACGACAAAGATCAGTTCTGTAAGTTGATGCAGGAGTGTGGAGAACTTTCCGATAATATTTGTAAGGGTAATGATATCTCAGATGACATTGGGGATATTATGGTTGTCCTCATTAACATTGCTGTAAGAAATAATTTGTCTTTAAAACATTGTTTAAACGTCGCATACGATGATATTAAAGATAGAAAGGGTCGAATGGTCGATGGGGTTTTTGTTAAAGATTCTAATTAAAATATATAAGGTTTGTTATGAAAAAGGTGAAATCACTTTCCCCATTCGATTTTCTGAATAGTATAAATGATTCTAAGATAGATATTATGTCTATAGATACTGATAACGAAAAGGTTTATAATTCGTTTATGGTTAATCGCAGTCTTTCTTATTTTCCCGACACAGTTTTTATGGCTAATGAGATGAACAGATTCCATCATCTCGATAGTAAACTAC